TTCTCAATAATTATCTGGTCAGTTGTGTCATTTCCTTTGACGTGTAACTGTCCTGCGGGTTCGTCTATATTCAGACCGACTAATCCACCACGGATTGTCATAGTATTTACTTCTGATCCTGCGTCTATGACTGAGAAGTTTAATAGTCCTCTCTCAGATCCTTCAGTATCAAAGTGAATCTTAGACTGGATCTTACCAAAGAGTACGTCAGCACCGTTACTTGTGTTTCTACCTTGGAACTTAATAGCACCAAGTAGATCATTAGTAGCAGCACTAGCACTATCTCTCTGTATAATAATATCAGGACCTGCGTTCTCTGATGCGTCATCTAACTCTACTGTGAGTGATGCACCAATCACCTTAGTTGTAGCAGCAGTCAGTTTGATATAACTAGACTCAAGATTTATGTTTGTGTCACCTACCTCTAAGTTAGGTGTACCATTATTATTTGCGTCAACTTCAAATGTTAGTTTACTTCCTTCTGTATTTCTCTTTCTAAATCCAAATGCTGCTACCTTAGAACCACCGTTGTTTCTAAAGTCAATGTGTCCTAGGTCATTACCATCAGCAACAATACTATCAGAGGTAAAGTCAATACCACTGTGCTTGAATGTGATGTTAGCAACTGTGTCTACTGTACCTACGTTGTCAGTGTTCTGTATAAGTAGGTTTCTTGTACCACTAGCACCAATAGTTACCTCACCAAAGGTAACATCAGAGTTAGTAGCAACTGCCTGACCTATAGCAATTACACCTGATGCGGAATTATAAGATACACCTGTACCACCACTAAGGTGTTGTCTAGTCTCTAGAGGACTAGGACCTGTGTAAGTTATAACACCAGTGCTATTGTCATATGACATAGATCCGTCACCACCTAAGTCAGTGACTGAGAGATGTGCTCTTACTTCACTAGCACTAGGACCTGTGTATGTGAATATACCAGTGCTATTATCAAATGCTAGACTACCATCTCCTCCTGCGTCTGTAACAGATACAGCAGCTCTCGCTCTGTCATTAGTAAAGTATAGATCTGTGGTTCCTTCTACAACATTATCAGTTGTAAACTCTGTGAAGTCTACAGATAATGTGAGTGAGTCCGCAGCGTCATCATATGATTTGTTTATACCAGTACCACCTGTAAGTAAGACTGATACCCTATCGTCTACTCTCTCATTGGTAAAGAATAAGTTTACTGGGGAAGATGATGCTTCGTCAATATCATCTAAGTCCAGTGTAATATCTGCTGCTCCGTTAAAGGAGACTCCGTTTATATTTCTTGCTGTCTGTAATGTTGTCGCTGAAGTTGCGTTACCCACAACTGCTGCTGTCACTTGGTTGAATGTTACATCGTCAGTTGTACCAACTGCCTGTCCTATGGCAACTGATCCAGACGCGATTGTAACTCCCGTCCCTCCTGAAAAATGTGCTCTAACTTCTGAGGAGCTAGGACCAGTATAGGTAACAACACCTGTGCTTGCGTTGTAACCGAGGGAACCATCACCCCCAGAATCCGTGATACTAATCGCAGATCTTGCTCGAAGGTTTGTGAAGTACTGATTGGTCGGTGTTCCTGATTCCTGAACGTTGTCTGTAACCAGTGTGATATCCGATCCACCATCGAATGAAACGCCTGAGATATTTCTAGCAGTTTGTAAATTACTTGCAGTGTCAGCATTACCAGTGAGTGCTCCTGTTATTGATGTAATGTTAGCAGCGTCACCATATATGGTCTGCCAACGTATTAGGTTGCTACCTAAGTCATAGGTGCTATCAGCACTTGGGAATACATTTTGGTTAAACTCCCATGCGTCATTAGCATTTGACCAGAGCATACTGAGATCTGATGCTCCTTTTAAAATTATACCACCACCATCTGCTGTAGCATCAGTAGGTGAAGCAACAGTACCAAGCTCTAAGTTTTTGTCATCGACTTGAACGGTAGTAGAATTCACCGTAGTCGTCGTCCCGTTAACTGTCAAGTCACCTGTGACTGTCAAGTCATTAGGCATAGTGACATCATTAGGGAAAGCAAATTGTATATTATCGTCGTCTACTCTACTAATAATGATCTGTTGTGAGTTACCTTTGAAGGTAATATCATCTAATACAGAGTAAGAAGATGTGAGTCTAAACTTAACATCAGGAGATGTCTGTGCTATAGCACGGATATCATATTCTGTACCAATAGTAGATCCACCACCACCAACGTCAAAGTTTCTGACAACACCATCTGTCCCCTTCAACTTCATGGTCAGGACGTTATTAGCAGTTGCCTCTAATACTACGTCACCATTCTGTAAAGGTGATATGCTTGTTGGGGGTCTGAGTAGGTTGTTATCCTGTTCAGGTAATCTACGAATCGTCAGTGACATTACTATTGTTTAACTACTTGTACTATTGGGTATTTAGCGTATACCAGTCACGTGCTTCGTCCTCTTTATCAAAGAACATTGTAACTCCGTGATCATAGGCAACCCATTTGTCTATGATGTAATCCCAATGTGGGGGTTCTTGGCAGTGTATGGTGAGATATTCTTTATAGAACTCAGGGTTCTCTCTCATATCTTCCTCAAAGTCCATCTGGGCTGAAAGGCGATCCTCTGGTACTTCAGACATAGTGATAACTGGTGCTAATATATTTAGCACACTTTCCAGAATAAGTTTCCTGCCACCGTAACCCTCTCCTTATTTGTTGAGTGGTACGGATACACAGCGTGGTGAGTTGATGCGGGAAACATGAGCACTTCTCCGTTCCACTTCCTGTCTACATTGATCAGTCTGTCCTCTAGTTGGAATCCACCATCACTAGCAAAGTCTTTTCTTTCCTCCACACCGTATGGTATGTCTACAAAAATAACAAAACTTACCACACCGTGATGGCAATGGTAAGGATTATATTGACCTGGTTTTTGATAGTTTACCCATAGCTCGCGGAGTTCCAGATGATTAGGATTAAACCCTCCTTGATGTGGGCATGTCTGAAAAAAGTATTCCCAAATGTTTTCGGAAGTCTTAATAAGATAGTCTTCCAAACCCTCAACAGGAGTTAGAGATGACTGTTGGTTCAAAGCACCAACTAATTTATTATTATAGTCCCAGTCGTTGTCCTTTCTTCTTTCTATACAAGCGTCTTTTAACTTGTTAAAGAGGCCAAGCGGGATAGGTTCGTGCCAAACTTTCATCACAAGAATATTGTTCTAGGTAGTTTTCTAACTTGCGTACAAGTTTTACACTACATTTATCTGTTGTACGACACATGTCTAGTAGTTCTAGTATGTCGTTTTCTTTAAACTGCATTAGAAATAATCAATAGCGAATAACATAGGTAGGTCGTTAGAACGACTTGCTTCTACATATGATATTATTCTAGCACCAGGATATATCTTGCCAGCTTGTTTCTGGATATCCTGACGTTGAGGTTTCTGAAGCTTAGGGAAAAATATCTGAACACGATATGGTCTACCACGCCAAACCAACTCGACGTAATAGTACTTACCATACTCATTTAATCTTGAAGCTTCTGTTATCATTATGATACAACTACTTGAACCTCTGTACAATGAACTGTTGATCCACTGGCAGTCTTAGGCATTATAGCATACTTCATAGAGTTACGCACTTCAGCAGTACCAGTTCCAAACGCAGCGAAACCTGAACCATCAGTACCACCGATTGTGAATGTGGTAGGTGTAGCCGCAGTTACCTCGACGTGAGATAGATTGAATGCTCCTGTAGCAGCACCAGATACTGTAACGTAATCTCCTACCTTGATTTGATTATGATTTCCACCTGATCTTTCTATGGTGTATACTACTGGGTTAGCAGACGTAGCACCTGTGATGCCCATACGTACTGGACTGTCACCTTTGACAATTACTGTTTCGCCTTTCTCTAGATACAAACTTGAGTTAGTGGCATTGGCAGCTCCACCTAGCTGTATGGCAGCACCGCCCTTTGCGACTTCAGCAGAGAAGCGATAGATACCTGTCTTCACAGATAGTGCTGTACTTTGTGTGTTGGCAGCACTACCGACGGTCACCGTAGGTCCATCCTGCACTACTTTTAATACTGACATGTTAATAATAGTTGGTTCTTACTTATTTATCCTTGGAAGCATTCTTCAACATCTTCTGTAGTTCAGCGGTACTGCCTACAAATAGAGCGTTGTTGACTGTAGAAGGTCCTTTCTTTTTCTCTTCCTTGACATCCTTGGTTGTTTTTTGAAGTGCCATAAGTTTATCAGCAACGTCACCGACGTGTTTGATTAACTGTCCAGCTACCTCATATGCTCTGGGGTGATCGCTACCTTGTGCTACATCTAGAGCACCATCGACTGCCTCCTGTCCTTTCTCTATGAGAGAGTATAGGTTTGACCTAGCATACTCATGATCATCAGTTATCTGATCCTCAGTAGATTGTATGGGTCTTGCTTTTTTGGGTTTAGGTTCATTCATATCGAATGCTTTTTCTAAACCACCGAAATTGTTATCCATAGAAAGAAGTCATTTCGTTGAATCCGAAGTCATCATCACCCTCAAGGAGTTCTGTATCGGCAGATGTAATAATATCTATAACTGAACCACTTGCGTGAGCAGATTTAGATGTAGCATTTTGACCACGTAGTACAGTGATAGATGTCTCACTAGGTTTAGTTTTGATCTTCATGACCTCGTTGTTGATCTCAATGTAGTCACCTATATTAAGGACAGTTGAGTCTACAACTGGTAGTGTGGATGTCTTATCATTAACAGCAGCAGTAATAGTTAGACCAGCTCCATCATTATCCTTATCACGTAAGGCAGTAGGTTCTACCTGATAAGATACACGACGTACTGGAGCCGCAGGGGTACCAGTATCGTAGTGAACCTTTGCTTTCTTGATTGGTTTCCCAGTCTGTGTAGGTCCGAAGATGTATGCTTTCATAGTAAATGTAGCATCAATCGTAGTAAGTTTACGTTGATCGAAGTTACCTTCATACTCATCTGAATAGTTTATACTGTTCAGAACTATTGGTACGTCACGGTACTCATTAATTTCATCTATAATTTTAATACTAACACTGTATGCGGGTTGGAAAATAGGAACTATCTGTTCAATGATCTCCAATGCCTCATCATTTGTCTTAGATAAAATAGAAAAACTAAAGTCTAGATTGTATGGTACAGGTGTAAATATTCTTCTTACACTCTTTCCATCTTTCTTAAAGTCAGTCGTGATAGGACTTAACTTTCTACTACTGTCATATGATATACCTGTCATCTCGAATGACACTCTAGGTAGAGTGATAGCAACCTTCTTATTTAAATCTGGTTGTCCCTCTAGTCTAGCTAAAAACTTTTGTTTAGGACCGTAAGCAAGAGGTACCTTCATCTTCTGATAGGTTGTACCACCCGTCTCTTTCCTAACTTCTATATTGTTGAATAATGTACCGAAAGCGATAACGCACTTTCTGATCACCTTATTATAAGTGTATGCACCTAACATGTTATGTTCCTAAACCAAATGGGTTGCCTTCACTGAAATCAATGATATCGTCAGCAAGTGTCTCAAACGTATCAGACTCAGAGTATTTAGTATCTGTAGTCTTCATAGCGTTATAACTATGTATCGTTATTGAAGCACCGCTAGTATTACCTACGAGTAATTCACCGATCTGGAAGTCATCTGTTGGTGATTTTAGTTTCAACCAACCCTCAGACTTATCCCAGTCTGCGATCATCGCAGTACCACCAGTCGTTCCACCTGTAACTGTCTCTCCATCTATGAAGTTTCCAGACAGTCCAGCTGGTACAGATTCTATATCAAACTGGGCAGCAGTGTATCCACTACCACCATTGTCGATTATTATTTGACTGACTGAATCGTATCCCGACCCCTCATTGGTAATCTCAACTTTAGTGAGCGTACCATTCGAGTTAAAAGTCGGAGTGACCACAGGTTTGGTGCCTGCAGTGTCAGGATCATTAAAATCAATACTAGATCGAGATATATCATATCCCGCACCTCCGTTAACTATTGTGAGTCCAACTAACTTACCATCCTTTACAGTAGGATCTAAGACAGCTGGTGTTGTGGGTATAGAACCCGCTATGTTTACAACTATCATCTCAGCATGTGCTGTTGCTCCTGAACCATCACCTGTAACAGTAACAGTAGGAGTGAAGTTGTACTTACTACCATTGGTAGTCATGATGGCTTGTGTCAAAGCACCACCATCTAGCAGTGGAGTTCCCGCTGCTGACTGACCTGGTGACACAAGATAATAGTATTGTACAGTATAACCTGTATCTATTAGCTCGTCGTCTCCCGCAAAGAACTCTCCACCTTCGTCGCTGTACTCGAAGAGTTCTGCTTTTAGTTTGTAGGTATAGTTCTTACCTAGTTGGTAGAACGGTTCTTCGTGTTCTACAAACTTGATCTCAAAATAGTTAGATGATAATGGAAAGTATATT